TACTTAGGGCCCTTATGGGTGAAGACCCAGTTCAGGCCGTCAGTATCGCTATCATCAAATTCTAGGTCGGCTACGAACCGCCATCCAAGCCTTCCGGCTTGGAGTGCGTCTCGTAGCGATGGTAATGTTTTGATGAGGTGGATCGTAATATGAGAAAACGGCTTTAGGGCTGTATCCTTATAGAAAGACCCACTCGTGACTATCCTCGCCTTTCCGTTTTCACGGACTGCGGCGACATTCACTTTCATCACTTCTTTGTAGTTGTAGAGGAGTTGCTGTTTGGCTTCTCCCCACAACCATGTTCCAAGGGTACCTGAGACGCCGGCGGAGAGCGGGGGGATCTTGATCCCCACGTCCCGAACCAGCGTCTTTAGTTTCCCAAATTTGCCTTCGTTTCTACGGGAACTTTCGCGACAAGCGGCAGTGCTCATAGAAATTTTGAATTCGGCATTTCTCCCGACTCGGACCTTCTCTGCGAGATCGTCCGTGACGAGGTCAATTGCCCTCAATAAAGTTTTATTTGGCTTGAATTCCTTCTTGACGGTAACCGTCTGGAGGAACTCATCCAAAGCTTCTGTTTGTGTGGCGGGTCCCGCCAGACCGCATGCGCGGGTCTGACAGAACATCGCTACCCTAAACATTTTTGCCTTGCTCGACCTGTGAGCCATTCTGTTGAATAGCTGAACAGGCTTAGCAAAATAAGATTTGTTGCGTATATTCAAGGAATTAAGAGGTATCTCTTTCTTCATGAACATATGCCATCTAACAGTTTTCCGCAGCAATTTCAGTTCCGAAAGGAATCTGTCATAGTTGTGGAAACAATTCATCATTACTGAGTTAATGATCCTGTCGCTCAGGGCATAGCCCTCCAACAGGAACATCTCAGGAAAAGAGAAAATCAGGGAGATTAGGACACCATCCACGGTGTGGCAAATCTCCTTGAAATGCAATCTGCCTTTGCGTGTTCGACCCAAGATCTTGATCTTGGATCGTCCACTCTTGGGCAATCTTTTGAAGAAATAGGTACGTGTCCTGAGCAGACTGACAAAAGTCTCCTCAGTACACCTCCATATATTTACTTTCCTCCCTCTGGTATCCCTTAGAAGGGGAGACCAGAGTGAGTCATAGTCATAGTCCCAGACGATCTGTTCCTGGTTTGGAACACCTCGCCGGACTGCATCAGTTAACGCCCGTACGATGTCGAGGAAACTAGTTCCTGGGGCATCGCAAGGCAAGCATTCTGGCCCCCGCGAATCCTTGAGATTTGCGGTGAGGGGGATGCTACGTTGAGAGAAAACGACCATCAAGTCTTTAAACTGTG